GAGCGATAGAACCTCAACGGGTTCAGCATGGGCAAGCGTTTCGCCCTTGATCTCGTTGATACGCCCAGCGTTTGTGCTATAGGTTTGCATGTGTTACTCCTTGATTACCTTCCGCGTGCTTTTTTGTAGCCTTTGCGGAAAGAATCTTCTTCGTCTGGTGTGTGTTGAACCGGAGCCGCATTACTACCTTTCGGCGGTATCGCTGCCTCCAGTCGTTCGTTGGCCTTCTTCTCGGCCTTCTGTTTGGCTTCCGCCCACTTCTTCGCTTCAGTGATGGCGGAGCCGGCCACGACAGCGCGTGGGCTTGTGACCACAAATTCTCTGCGGTCTGCGGGGAGGGTTTGCAGCCAGGCTTTGAAGGTGTCCGTTTTAAGGAAATCCTCGTAGTCCGAGTGCATGTAGGCGAGCAGTTCTGTCTGCGCCTCCTCTGAAACCTTGACGATCCGGGCCTCCATTGCTTCGAGGGCGGGAGCGAGTTTCTCCGCGTGGTACTTGTCGGGGTCGAATGGTTGTCCCTGGGTCTGCGCTGTGGCCTGCGCCACTTCGGCCCCACCCAGGATTTCGGATAGATCCTCCGCAAGAGCCTTGCCCAATCCGGGCAGCTCGTCATTGACCCGCTTCAGGGCTTCAGCAGTGATCTTGCGGCTGGTTTTGCCAGCGGAAAGATTCTTCGTAAGCTCCTGAACGGTGCGGTTGATCTCGCCGATCTTGCTGTAGACTTTCCTGACTTCCTCGTTGACCTTGGCTCCAGCCGATCCGGCTTTCGCCATCTCGGCTTTGAACTCAGCCTCCGTCAGCCCGAATACCTTGGGGGGCTCGGGTTGTGCCTCGGCTTTCACTTCAGTCTTGGTTTCGGCTGTCGCTTCCGCCTTGACTTCCGCTGCTGGCTCGGCTTTGGTTTCGGTCTTTTCGGGCGAGTCGGGGGTGGGCTCAACGCCCCGCACCTTCTCATGTCCCTTGACGAAACTGGCTTCCGCTGCCGCCGCAATCTGCTCCGGGGTCTGCGTTACTTCTGCTACTACTTCGGTCACTGGGTCAGTCACTGTCGCTCCGTACGTAAAAAAACCCGCAAGAGCGGGTCAGAAAGTGGAGAGCTTTCGCCGTCCACCAGGAATGCCGGACCCCTTACGGGGGCGGGCGGTATTCGATTAGTCTTTGAACAATTCGTTGCCGTCAGTCACGACGGGCGTATCCTTCTCTAGAGCGAGCAGCGCCTTCACTTCTGCTATCCGCCCACGAATCTTCGCGGTCTGCTCGGCACTCAAGTTGCCATCATTCGAGGAACGCAGCAGGAGCAGACGGGCCTCGTAGTGCGCCCTCAGGCGCAGCCATACAGCGGACTGACGATCGTGGGTGTCGATTAGGGCGGTCATTATGAGTTCCTTTGCTTCCACGCCCAATAATTACCGCGAGCCTGCGTAAACAGGTTCACCCAATGCACTATCCGCCAGAACGGGCCTACCGTAGTAGATCCACCCCAGCGCCGCGTCTTGAGAATCCACCACGGGCGCGGAACATCTTGTTTTGCGTGTTCGATCATCGTTGAAACGCCTGTCCTTTAGGCGCGCGTCCAGCCGGCTCAGTGGGCGGTGTCGCCGCCTTCTGCGCCATCGTGGCCATGCTCAACTTGGTCTGTGTGGTCAATTTCATAGCGGTCGAAGCGAGCATCGCCTTCAATTCATCCAGTGTGATAGATTTCTTGCCTGACTGCTCCATGTTCTTCAAAGCGACATCCAGCGCCCTGTCCTTCTGGTTCTCCTGCTTCTCGAATGCCTGCTCCATCTGGGTAATCTTGGTATCGAAATCGCCCCTCAACTTGGCAACGGCCATGCTGTTGTCCTGCGGCCCCTTGCTCATGTTCTCAACGATCTTCTTCCATTCCTCGTCGTCAAACTCGAAATTCTTGGGGTCAAACTTACGCGACTTCAGGAACTCCTGCGCCCATTTCTTCGGGTCCAGCCCAAAGACCGGATTGGTCACGATCGCCGCCATCTGAACCATCTCTTGGGCCTGCAAGTCGCGCTCGACCAGGGCTGACGACCCTCTGGCGTCAATCACGAAGTCACCTTTCTCCTCGTCCTTGCCGTATTGCAGGAGCCAAGCGTAGTAGCGCCGGATATGGGGTTCAGTGATGCAGTCGTCAAAGGTCCGGGCAAGCCTGCGCAGAACAGCCGAGGCGTTGTTGTTCAGCATGTTCATGCCGCCAACGGTGTCCGGTGCCGTTCCCATCTGGCCTTGCAGCAGCATGGGAAGCCCGGTGGAGTCCTCCATCAACTTCATGCCCATCTGCATGATCTCCATGAGTTCTGCCTGACGACTGGGGATCTCGAAGAAGGTCATGGCCTTCCGCACGTCGTCAACATCGGCATCCTCTCCGACAAGCCAGACCTTGCGGGGAGTGACGTTATCGTTCCCATCGGCTCCGTGAATCAAGCCCTGCTTCATGACCATCTGGAAGCCGGCAGAGATACCGCCGTTGTCCATCATATTCCGCACTGCTGCGGTCACAATGCGCTGCGGGGTGCGGCCTTGACGCGCCACGCCATTGCCCCAAGGTAGCCCTGACTTCCGCTGCCACGGCATGATGTCGTAGGGGAAGTCTCCGGTGTCCAGGGGGTTCAATGTCGCCTTGACAACGTGCTGGTTAATCATCTCGACTACGGCGTGGACCTTGGGTGGCATACCATCATCACACTGACACCCCGCCGCCTCCATGTCGTCCTTGTCCAAGGTGCCGTGGAAATACCAAATCTCAAAACGCTTGTCGCCCTCGCGGCCTTCGATGTGTTTGTCAGGCTCCTGCTTGGAGGGAGCGACAGCTTTCATAGGCCCATCTTTCAGGACGAGCTCGAGCTGAGAGCGAATGTAGTGCGGGTTATCCAGCAGGTCACTAACCTGCTTTTCAGTCAGGTCGTCGCGCTCGAATATGTACGAGCCATTGTGGATAGACTCTCCGCAAGCCGGATCTGGAAATAGGTTCCAGAAGTCTCTGCGTGTTGAAGTCGGGGAAATCTCCTCCTTCATGATTAACTGCTTGGTCGAAGGCATGGTTGAATCAAAACCCATCGCCTTCTTCACGCTGTCAAGGATACGCAACAAGATATTCGGTTTGGCTTGCTCACCCTGAGCCAAGTCCACCAGCGCCATCTTTTTGCGCTTGATGGGAACCGGGCCTTTCAAGACCCCCGACCCACAGCGGGCGGAGTCCTCTATGACCTTGCGAACTTCGGCGTGCCACTGACCCTCTACCAGCCAGTCCTCAATCCTCTTTTCAGACTGGTCGGCCTTGTCCTTGGCTTCGTCCAGAATTTGCTTCGCCTGCTCGACCACTACCTGCTGCATCTTCTGGATATCAGCATCAGACGCCCCCGGCACCGACATCAACTGATTCCTAATGTCAGGCGGTATCTCGCCCTCGGCCAAGCCCACCAAGTCTGGGATAGGGGTATTCTCAAGCGAGAACGACTTATCATCGGTGGGCAGCAGCATGTCTGCGATACGAGCCGCAGCCGCGTCCACATAGGGGCGGGTAATGTTCGGGAACACCGTGCTGCGCGTTCCGCCCTGAGGCTCTGCGGCAACCTGTCCGGGTGGCTTGGTGCGCCAAGCAGGATTCGAGTGCTCGCCTCGGTTGGCGTCGTCTATGCCCTGGTAGAACTCCTCGTCCTCGAGCCATTGGGTCTCGATACCCGAGTTCTGCCGGCCTTCGATAGCCTCGCCGCGCTTCTTGGACAGCGACTCGCCGAGAGCGTCCAGCCGTAGCGTGCGTTCACGCTCTGCGCGCTCCTCTGGTGTTGCATCGTCATCAGGCGCACCTTCCCCAACCACATCAAATTGCTTTTGATGGGGTGATGTGTCAGACATGGATTACCTTCCTCTACGACGACGTGCAATGGTGATTAAAAAGTCATTCTGAGAGCCATCTGTAGGTGCGGCGACAGCGACGATCTCAGGCGGGAAGGCTATGACAACGATGCCTGCGACTGGAACGCCCAGAATCACATCGCCAGTGATGAGAATATCCGGCGCAAAAGCCAGTACTCTGGTATCTCCGACTTGCGGCGTCAGCGAGACCCCAGCGGCGATGCTGGGGAAAAACGCGGTGACTACGGTATCCGCTACTGGTGGAGCAAGCGTCACACCAGAAGCAATGGCCGGCGCGAATGCTGAGACTACGATGCTGGCTACGGGTGGAGATAGAGAAATACCGGACGCAATGCTTGGCGCAAACGCCGTGACCACTGTATCGGCCACCGGGGGCGACAAAGCGACTCCAGCGGCAAGTTCTGGAGCAAATGCCGTAACGACAACGGTGGAAACAGGCGGTGCAATCTCGACGCCTGCCGATATAGCTGGCGCAAACGCCAAGACCACAATATCGGCAACAGGCGGAACTAGCGAAACCCCGGACGCAACAGATGGAGAGAACGCCGCAACTACCGTAAGGGCTGCTGGCGGGGCTATGACGGTATCCCCCGCCACCGTATCAATCGTGAACGTCGGCGTTGCGACTATCGGGTTGCCGCCGCTTAGGATCGATCCGGTGATAGTCCCGGTAATGACTTCCTGCGCCGTTATATCGTAATCGGCGGCGGCTTGCAGCGTCCCTGTTGCGACCGTATTGCTCGTCCGCACCCAAGTAATCTTAAGTGCGTCCCTTACCTTGGCGTTCCAACCTCCTGCCTCGCCTTGCGCCGAGGTAAAGCCTGCGGTCAGCTCGTCAGCAAGATCATCGAATGTAGGAACTGATGGGGCAAAAGCAGAGACAACAATGCTCGCGGTCGGAGGCGCTAGCGTAACGCCAGCTGATACATCCGGTGCAAAGGCAGCAACAACAATGTTGGCGGTCGGAGGCTCCAACGCAACGCCCGCCGATACTGCTGGAGCAAAGGCAACAACAGCAGACTGCGCGACAGGAGGCGCGATGGTAACGCCAGCCGCGATTGCCACTGCGAATGCAGTAACAACGATGAACGCCGCTGGTGGGGCTATGACGACTTCAGGAACTGCTGCGGCTTCACCAACAAAGTCCATCCCGACAGCACTGCCGGACCTGCCGACAATGAGGGCATTAGCCATCGAGCGAAACCCTCATTGTTATCTCCTAGGCAACAAGTTCCATAGTGGCGTAATTAGAAACAAGTTCTAGGCTTGTGCTGGCCGCGTTAAATGTCACCTGAACAGATATAAGGCGGTTGGCGGAGGTGGCATCCACCGCTGAAGCACCACCGAACGCGGTCGGGCCTTCTATCGTTGAAGCAGCGCCCCAAAGTTCGCCAATGCCGGTTGTAGGGGGAGCTGTCGCCAGCGTAATATCTGTAATCTGGGCTAGCCCCACCATATTTTGAGCGGTGTTGTTGTTGGCAGCTATATTAAACTCCATCACAAATGGGCGCCGGTCGGCATCGTTTACCGAGTTGGGAGAGATATCGTTAAACATGACTGTTCCACCAAACAGAATAGCAAAGCGCACCGTTGCCGTAGCCGAGTTCACCAGCAGGTTCCCGCCTATCCGCGTGCGGATAATCGAGCCTGTGGTAAAGAGTCCACTCGGGATACTCACGCCGGCACCAGCTTTGTTCAGAGCCTCGATGGCCACAGCACTGTTATTCGTTACCGTGGAAGTGGTGTCTTTGAAGATCGTCACTGGCCGCGTGGCAAAGATTCGCTTGTCAATTATCTGAGTCGTGGCAATAGCAGTGTCGTTCGCCGGAACGTAGACGATAGCTATTACCACGTCGTTCGCTGTGCGGGCCGGGGGTTTGGGTGCGCTGGTGCCCTCGACAAACTCAGCGGGAGTGCCGGCACGCACGGCAAGCGCACCCGCGCTCGTCACAACGATCAGGTCAAGGCGTGGATTCGTCGCGTCCGCTGCGGTAATCGTCACGTCTGCCGCAGCAACAGCGAACATCGTGCGATTCGACAACACCGCACCCTTGGCAACAGCGGGCGTCATATCAGCGCCACCTGTTACATCAAGACCGAATAGAACGCAGTCAATGCCGGAGAGGCCAGCAACCAGGACTTCCAGCTCCTCCTGCCATAAGATGCTCTGGAGATTGCTGGCACCTTCTCCTTGATCGGGTATCGTGAATGGCATAGTCGCTCAACTAATCACAAACTGCTGGTTGTTGGCAGGCGTATCGGTCAAGCCTGTTGTGTAAATCACCATACGAATTTCTCACGATATCCACGTATCCCCCGTGAGCGTCAGGATGATCGTCTTGCCACCGGCCACGATGTCGGCTTCGTTAATCGTCGCAGTAGCGGTGCCGGTTAAAGCGGCCGACGCCCCCGCCGCCACTGTCTCATTGACAAATCCATCACCGGGAATCTGCGCTTGTCGCGTCCCGGTTTCGTTGATGAATCCACCGCCCGGTATCTGTGCTTGTCGGCCAGCCATCAGGCCACCGTTATCTTCGGGTCAACGTAGACGGTCTTGCTAGCGGTAGCCAGTTTCACCACAGCATGAATGTAGCCCTTCTCCTGCGGGGTGAAGGTGACTGAGAGCTTCTGCTTGACAGGAGTTGCGGGCGAACTCGTCCACGTCGCAGAGGAGTTGTCCTGATCGGCGGCGGCGGTGATGTAATCGGCGGCTGCATCGTCCACGAACAAGCTCAAAGGTCTACCGCTCGTGCCTAGATACTGCACTTCCATCCAGATTTCTTTGTCGGTGAAGTCGCCAGACCCACCAGCACCGACGCCAGAATGAATGATCTCGATAGTCGCCGTGATCGCAGAGCCTACAGTCTCGTTCCACTGCACGATCTCGGGCGAATCTAGCGTCTGATGGTTCCATTCGGCATCAGCGTTAGAGACCATTTTGTGTGAGAGCGAGGTAGTGCCGTCCGAGGCTCCACCAGTCAATACGATGGTGGTCTCGGAATCTATCTGCCCAAACTGTGTTTTCTTCTGATAGCGATAGTTGGTGTCGGCAGAGTCTGAATTGTGAAGTTCCCAGACACTATTTATTCCAGGAGTAGCTGCATTGACTGATCCAGACCACGACGCTGGTAATTTGCAGTTTCTCACCATTACATGAATTTGATTATCAGCGTCACTTCCTATGTTCATGGCTGAAGCTGCGTTCGTGAAATCAAAACCTTCGATCCAGACATCTGACCGCGCGTTGATGAAGCGTATAAACGTAGTAATAGCCGCATCTGCCAGAATAGAACCACCAATGATCATGCATCCATCGGATACGAAGATTCCCTGTGCTGTATCTGAAAATTGAAATGAGCAGTTTTTGGCAACACATTTTGTGCCTGCCGCAAAAGCATTAAACATAGTCTGCCCAGCAGAGCCGGTAGCCACGACGTTAAAAACGCAAGTATCATAAAAACCAGCCCCCGCCGAACCCATGAGAGATATAGTTGGGCTGACCGCTCCAGAACCACAATTAAGAGTTAAACCATAGACATAACAATATCCGCTAAAAGTTATATCGCTATTGCCAGTTGTAGTAACCGTCGCGGTCGTTGCTAAAGCAGTCGGCGGCTCTGCGCCATCATTCCCGCAGATCACTCGTGTCGGATTTGCGGCAGTTCCCGCCCAGTTAAATGTAATCGCGGCAGCAGTGGATTCGGCATGGACTTGGCTCACCCATATCACATCGCCAGCAGCGTCCGCTGCAGCAGCGCCTGTAAGCGTCGCATCGGCCAGCGCCCATGTCGTGCCGTCGTCGGCATCGTTGCCGTCTGTGCTTCGGACGAATTTATTAGCCATTACTCGCCAGCCGCGTTATCAACAGAGTTCAGCGCATCACGCAATACCGTCATTTTTGTTTTAAGCGTGTTGTATTCAGGATTGGTCAATCCAAAAGCATTCCTAACTTGTAAGTCAGTCAAATCTCCTGCATCAATGCGGTTCAGAATCCATCGCGCAAGTCTGCACAAGACCTCGCGGCCTCGATTTCTAAACGCTTCACGCATCCTTTGCACAAATTCAGAAGCAGTTTGAAACCTGAGAGCGGGCATGACATCGTTCAACACCGCATCTTCTAATTCCTGCTGTGCCAACTGCTCGATCAGATTTGCCGTTCTTGCAGTAGCTATTGCGTTGAAATCAGCGTTTTCCTCCGCCAGATATTCCAGACGCGCCAACTCACCCTGTGCGTCGGAATGGACCTCCAGCACGTATTTGCGCCCGTCAACCTGAGCGTGGCCGACATGAACTGTGAAACTCATGAATCAGGCGTCCAGGTGAGTCGCCTGCAACGCGCGCTCGAGCGCGAGGCTTAGGTCGTCCACTGCGCGATGCCGGAAGCGTTCCAGTTGATCTTGAACGCCGTGCCATCACCCGCGCTCTGGCTGCCGCCGAAATCTATTTGTAGATACGGATGGGCAGTGGACGCATTGCACTGGTAGAGCACCGCACCCAGAGCAGGCCCAATCGGGCCGCCACTCGCCGTCTGGCTGATGTTGTTGCCGGTCAGGACAGCATTGTTGGTACCAGTGACCGCAATGGCTGCGGAGCCAACAGCCTGCCCGCCAACCGCAAAGTTGTTGCCGCTCACTTCATTGGCAACGATCTGCGAGATGTTGTTGTAGGCTTTGTTGAATACCGCGGCAGTGTTGTTGTTGACCAACATCACCTTGAGGTCAGATAGCCGTACCTCGCCGTTCGCAAACTGCTTGCGAGTGTTATCGAAAAAGTTGATGGAAACCGTCATGATGCGCCTCCTGGTGTGGGCTTACGGATGTGGTAGTGGGGTGATTACTCGCCGGCCAAAATCCTTGCGGCTTGGCTTTTGGCGGATGCGATGCGCAGAGTAAGCACATCCAGTTCCTTGGTGGCAGCAACGATCCTGGCTTGCGCCTCATCGGCCTGCTCACGTTTCTCGGCGGCTGTAGTGAGTGCTTCTGCCGCCTTCGCCTTGGCGGGCTCCACGATCTGCGAAGCCTTGGCTTGCGCTTCGCTCACCACGCTAAGGGCGCGGGCTTGGGCGTCGGACACGACCTTGGCGGCGTCTCGCTCTGCTTGGTCGCGGATGCTCTGCGCCACTCTATCTGCGTCCTGTTTATCCAGCACCGCTTGACCCTGGATGCGCTTCAACTCGCCCACGGACTCCTGTGAGGCAAGCTGCGCTTGGGTCTCAGCCTTCCGGGCCGCATCTACGCGCGCCAGGATCTCCCGCTCGGCATCCTCAAGTGACCCAATGCGCTCCAGAACCTGAGCAACTTTCGTGATGCCCTCAACCCGAGCCGCGAATACCTTGATGCTTTCAACTGCGTCTGTGTACGATGACATGGGAGCCTCGTTATCTGGTTAAGGGGCTATTACGGCGCAGGATCAGGTCGGCCACGATCGCTGTGTTGTTGTTGATGTTTGACGTGACGTTAGGCCGCACGAATTGCGGTCCCTCAACCACTTGCTTGAGTCCGGCTGCGGTAAACGTCAGAGCCGATCCCGCAGGGTTGGTCAGCGTGTAGTACCCCGAGCCGCCATTCGAGCCTTCGAGGACAACCGTAGCCCCGTCAAATGTGCCGCGCACTTCAATACAGCGATCAGAGTGCAAGGCCATTTGCACCGGAACGCCGATGTTGCCGTTGTTGTTCAGGCCGTTCCATGTGACCTTGATTACCGCGCCGTTATCGGGGTCAACCCGTCTATTAACCGTTGGTATTACGTCTGCCATTTCCGCTCCTCAAATAAAAAGCGGCCCGAAGGCCGCTATGCAAAACTTAACAAAAGACGATGTTTTATGCTTACGATGGGATCACATCCCCACGCCCTTAACGCTCTCCCCCCACACCGGCATGGTGGGCTGCTTGGGAGTCGGGACTTTCGCGCGCTTCATTCCGCTGAGAATCAGGTAGCGCGTATCGTCCATCAGGTGATCGTTCTCTTTGACGATGCGCCCCTTCTCGTCGCGCCGGTACATTCGATACTCGGTGCGCCAGTGTTGCAGACTCTTGAACACCTTTATGGAACCCGTTGAAAGCCCCTGCCATACAGCAGCTACCCCTGCCTCCACGTCGTTGTCGGCAAACTGTAGATTGAGGCCGAGTTTCTTGTACTGCGCCGAGAGCTGCTTGCCGTCGCTCTGGCCCGAGCCAACGGAAGCGGGATCAATGACGCCAGGAATCCAATCGCCTCGGTTCTTGACAGCGGTAGCGTGAATAGGTGGCTCGGCTTGGCCCCTGTAATACTCGGCATAGAGGTAAGTGATCTTGGTTGCTGGATCAAGCGCACCCCACAAAGCGGCAGTCCTGTTCCAGCCCACGTCGAAAGCGTATGCCCGCGGCCACGTATCAGGCAGCGGGATGTCATCCACGACAAACTCCGACTCGGCGAGCGGATACACCGCACCAGAGCCGATACTCGGGATGCCCTTGGAACGAGCGTCCAGCAGGTGCGGTGGCGTCTCTGACTTGATGAGCGCCTTCTGCGTCTCGGTCAGGTGCGGCACATCATCCCAGCCGATCATCACCAGCGCCCTGTTCTCGGTCACAGCCTCAGTCATGCCTTCCTCATAGCCCTTTGGCAGGTAATTCATCACAACTGGCGTCAGCCCCTTCAAAGGCGTGAACGTCTCGATCAGAAGCCCGTCTGTAGTCATCAATCGCAATAGACATTCCCCGCGGACGCCCTCATCAGACTCCTCATCGAGCCAGATCACTTCCTGCTCGGTGCCCTGGAAGGCTTCTCGGCCCTGGTCGTAGGACTTGAACACCAGACGAGACACGCCATCCTTGTGTCCATGTTCATCGTGGTGTTGAACCATCAAGGTTCCAACAGCTTCCGGTACCCCTGGGTTCGGGGTCCACTTGATAATGTCCTCTCCAGGAATGAGCCCAGTACCGAAATGCGCCCAGCTCCCAAGTAGCTTCTGCTGAATAATATCGCGCGTCGTCTGGCGCGAATCACCGACTGCCCAAGCGCGAACGTACTCCGAAAACTTCGCCCCCTCCCACCACTTCGGATAGCGGCCAGTCAGGTGAGCCGTAAGTTCGTAGCCGCCCCCGCCCTCGGTCTTGCCGACACGGTTTGCGGCCATGATGGCGCGTATTGAGTGCGTCGCCCCGAACTTGAAAAATGCAAGATGCTTTTTGTAGAACTTACGGGCTAATGGTCCGGTGTCTGGAAAATAGGTGTAGAACTTACGCTGGCTGTCTCGTCGCGCTTGTTCCTGCAAGATCAATAACAACCTTTGCTTCGCTGGCAGCGCGTCGAAGCGCTGCGTCGAGCTCTGCATCAGTGTACTTGCTAAGTCCAAGGTCTAACCCTCCAGAATGCTCAATAGCCGCAAGCCGCGGATGTACATATGGCGCAGCATCCCGCGCACACTGCAGCCGCACCGCTGGTGCCTCATCGGTATCGCGCAGTCGCTCCATCATGTATTCCAGCGGCGTCAGACCGCTCTCTAGTGCCTGCTTGGCAACATCGAAGCGCTTCTGTGTTGAGATACCGACAGATCCCTTTGGGCGGCCTGCGCCCCGTCTTTTGCCGCCACTTGACATGGATTTGATTCCTTTGATTAAGATTTCAAATAATCAGGTTCTACGAGCCTGCCGTCGCGTCAGTTCCTCCTGCATAAACCGGAGCATATCCTCTGGCCTTTGATGTGCAAAGGGAATAATCTCCGGCATCCGTTCTCCGCGCCCAGCGATGTAAGGATAATGCGAAGCCTCTAGCCAGTATTGCCGTCGTTCCAATTCAGCAATACGCGCTTCTAAGCTAACTACTGTGGCTGACTTCTTTTTATTCAATCGTGGCATACAATATCCTTAATGAATAGCTTTGCCCGGTAAGCTCTGAGCAAACCAGAACAGTGTCTCATGCGTATAGCGCCCAGGGACCATCGTCCAAATCGCCGCTGCCTTACCATCAATTTCCAAAGCTGGCATCATTCGGTTAGGCTCATCATCCAGCGGCGGTAATTCAAACCACCCCTCAAGTAGCACGTGTGAATCCACTGCGCCATTCTTGTGTACCAACCTCCTGCTATCTTTGGCATATAGAACACATTGACCACGATGGGTTTTAACAACGACCCAATCGTTGGCG